CCTACTCGATCATCGCTTGTGCCAACAATATCACCAATAAGTTTTCCAGTGTCAAGGCCAAAGATATTAGGTAATACGACATCACTTAGTGGATTTTTGCCACGCAGTACTCCGCCTAATACTCTAGTTAAGTCTTTCTCTAACACTTTGCCAAGATCAACATCTTTTGTATTATTAAAAATAGTAGCACCACGTGCTATTGCGCCAAGTATGTTCCCATCTGCTAAATCTCTAGCTACAGTATTAACTGCGTCAACAAAGCCGCCGCGGAAGAATATGCTATTATCTGTGCCAGCCCCAAATACACCCAGTGGACTTGGAGTTTTGTCATAATGAACTTCACCAAAGCCTTTAGGATTAACATTGTTAACAAACCCAGTGGCATATTTTACAGTTTCATAATTTACTTGCATAGTATGCTGCATTAAGTTACCACTGGCATATGAATGAGTATCGTGTTTAAACGTATTAACAATAGGATTTATAAGTGTATACTCTGCAAATCGTTTTTGTAGCATACTATATACTCTAATATCTCTAAAAAATCTATCTTGTCCTGAAGCTAAACCATAGGAGCTATTACTGTAAGCTCCATATCTATCATTAGTACTATAAGCTCTATCGTTGCTAGCATACCGAGAATCTTGATAATAAAATGAAGCATAACTGTGTAGCAGGCTTCTAATTAAATCATTTTGATCATCATGAAATGCAATGTCTACCGGATTATAATTAATTTTATGCTGGCTATGTACCTGTCTGTTATATTGATTGTGTGTTTGCACATCCATATTAAAGCTGGGCAAATCAATACTTTTAACCAGCATATTAATTTCTAGTTTTTCTTGATTTCCAAATAATTTTGCCGCATGTGGTGTCAAGTTAAAAACAACATGAAACAGGTGTGAGTAACGTGGTTGTAACTCATAATTATTGTCAACAAATAATCGTGAGGCATGTGCGAAATCTTTAATCTGATCGCTTTTACCTATTGCATTTAATGTGCTATTAACGCTTGCCACAGAGTACTCCTATATACAGTATTTATTACAAGAAAAAACCCCCCATATAATGGAGGGTCTTATCTTAAAAACTTTTACTTGTTTAAATTAACCTGTTACGGTTTGGCCTACGGCTCTTGCAACAGTAGCACCAACACCATCGCCAATTGGGCTTTGGATTGCATTATCGAATCTTATGCTTGCTGCAATTGTAACTGGTTCATTTGACGCATAGTTGAGATCATTATAGTTGACGTTCTGTAAGAAACAACCATATAATTCCCAAGTTTCTAATACGTTAGCTTCGCTTGCTCCGTTACCACCGTCTAGTATCTCAAACCGTGTAATAAACTTATAGTCAATGCCTGCGCTTGCACTAGCCTGTTCCATAACGTCGAACTGCTTTTGCACTTGCTCTCCAAGAAGCCTGCTTACGCTACCATTTACATCGTCGCGGAAATTAACTGTTACCATATCCCAACTATGCTTACCAGCTAGGAAAACACGTGAGTTATAAATTGGAACTTCCATTTCTTCAAATGTAATGCTAGGGCGGGTAATATCCATTACCTGCTTTGTTAATTCTGTACGTGGAGTAGACACGCCAAGATTCTCAAACAATGCACGGAACCGATACTTTAGTTTAGGCATTAACAAGCCTTGTGCATTAGCTGACTGATCACTGTCTAAAGGTACAGTAAATTTTAATAATGATGAAACTGACATGTAATCTGCCTCCTTAATATAATAATATTTATCTGAAAGTGTTCATGAAAAATGGGGCAATTTCTACAACCGCCCCATTATTTCATGCTTTCTAGGTACGTTAAACAGCGTTTGCTGCGGCTACGTTACCACTTGAAATCTCACCTGTATTTTTCAATCTAATTGGAATAAAGATGAACTCTGCTGCTTTAACTGGTTCAATAGCAATGTCTACATATAGCTCATTACGGTCAATTCTTGTTGGCGTGTTATTTGTATCGTCACACACTACCAAGTAATCGTAAATGCCACGTTTTGCTACCAAATCATTCATCAACTGCTCTACTTGCTCTTTTAGTTCGTCTCTAGTGATTTTATCATTGGGTTCGAACACAAAGCCTAGTGCAGTTTCTTGCATTGTTTTACGTAGGTATGCAACAAGCCTTGCAACGTTAATACGGTCTAGTGAGCTTGGTGTTGATGCTCTTGTTTTATTGCCGTAGTTCATAATTCCAACACCATTAAAGAATGTAATTGGATTTACTTTTTGTTGATACAGTGTATCACGTAGGCTTTCTCTAATATTATCACCTGTAAATTCACCTGTTGCGCTATTAATGTAACCAATAGCAGTTGCATTATCAACAAGTCCACGTCGGCTACCAGCTGGTGCTAGCCATGGGAAACTCTGATCATCGCTTCTGCTAATTGTTCTAAGTGCCATATGACTTGATGGAACTACAATAGTGTTTCCACTTAGATCATTAGTTTGTCCTGCTGGATAAAACACACCTAAGTAGGGATCAACAGTGGTTAAACCATCTTCACCATCTACTGCGGCAGCAACTTGATTGCTTGCCCAACTAGAAATTGCTGTACCTGTTGCTGCTAAACGTAGCGGAGTATCGCCAACTACGAAGCCAGTAGTACGTCTATCATTGTTTAAACTAACCATGTTAGGAATAAGCTCTGGATATCCAGGTGCAGCAATTATATTAAATGTTCTTGCATCTTCACGAAGTTCTTCACTACTATCAATAGCTGACTTCATACTTGCTGCAACAACTGTACGTACTGCTTTTCGTCCCATGAATGGTGAGCCGTCACTCTTGTTGCCGCTTGCTGTTACCCATGCATCCTTTTCTGTTGGAAGTGTTGGGTAAAGTGTAGTATCTGAGAAATTAGTTCTGCTAAAGTAATCACTCTTAAACTGCTTAACATTATAACTACTACGGCGTGTGTTAAACAGTAACATGCCTCTTGGGTATAATGTTGGATCTGGTTTGTCAATATCAACAACATCACTTGTTAGTAATGCTTTAGTTGTTGTTAGTGTTCCAGTAACAATATCTGTGCTTGTATCTCCCATATAACGAGCATCAGCAAACAGTATACCATCTTCAGTTGTTTGATCTGTATTATCGATTAGTACCCAGCGATTCTCACTTGATACTACTTGATAACGGTATAATTTTGGATAGTTTTCTAAGTCGCTTGTATCTAACCATAAGTCACCAACTACTAGTGCAGTTTCGTCGCTCTGCGTACTGGGAGCAGTTGCGCTAAAAATTACACCGGCGGGATCAGTATTACTAAGGTTAAACCCACGTGCATCACTGGTTACGTTTTGATAACCTTTCCAGATCGTTCCGTCACTAATTAAGATGTCAGCTTCTGTGCCACCATGATACCAATAACGATCTGCTGTTGGATCTGCACTTGGTGAAGTTGCACTAGCTGTATGTGTTGGAGCAACCCAGTTACTTACAATTAAGTCACTGTTATTACCAGCACGTACCTGTCCAGTTGTTATTGTAGTTACAATTCCTGCATCTGTAAGTGGTGTACCACTTGTATCTTTAAGAATTAAACTTCCGCCCAGGGTATGCGAGATTGTTAAAAACCCGTCTGAGGTTACTGCGGCACTTACATTTGCAACGTTTGCTGCGTTAATATCGCTAGCCATATCTGCTAATGAAGTACCACTTAGTGTTACTGTTGCTGCACTGGTTAGCGTTGTACTATTTGCTGCACTAGCTTGGATAGTAAATTGCTCACTTCCAGTAAGCGGAGTTGCAGCATCAATATTACCTGTAACTTCCAAAATACCAGCGGCATATCTTCGGAAAATTTTATATGTCACTGTGTCGTTTTCTGAAACGTCATACTGTACATAATATGTTCCTACTGCAATAGCTTTACCACCAGTTGTATCTAGATTTTTAAGTGCAGTTTGATCATTTTCGTAAAGTGGCGCATCAACTGATGTAAATGCAGCAGTTGCAGTATCATATACACTAATATCAAAACTTGCACCAGTATTTATAGCTGTTGTTTTAATCCAAATACTGCCTGTTGGGCGTGGTGTTGTGTCTGTAGTTTTGTACTCTGGGACACTGTAATGTTCACTTTGTTGAATCTTTGGACATGCATATGTTCCTGCTGTTAAGCCAGTGTTTGTTAATATAGTTCCTGATCCATTTGCTAGTATAACTTTACCATCTGTGGTTGAACCATCACTTGCTGCAGAACTTGTAGCGTAAATTTCAATTTTGTTATCCACTGCGTCTGCTGTAACACCTGTGATGCTTGCACTATTAATATTAGCAGCAAGTTGTGCTACAGTCGTTCCACTTAGTGTAACAGTGGTGCCATTAAGTACAATACTGTTATTGTTTGTAAGGGTTGGACTTGCACTTGTGCCTGCAATTGATGGCCATGATGTTTGCCATGACGTACTACCTACTAGTACCCAAGCATTGCTACGATTTTTGTAGTATAATGGGTTGCTAACGTTAGTAGCAACAACGGCATAAGAACCAATGGCTCCGATACTTGTCTTTGGAACACCGCCAGTTAAGTCAGTTGCACTAGTAATAACAATAATATCTGATTTGTTAGTAAAGGTATCAGATGACTTAGTCCACTCAAATACACCCCATCGTGTATCTCCAGTATCAAACCAAATTGTTCCGCCAGCTGGTGATCCTACTGGGCGTGACGTTGAGTTAGCTAACTCAGATAAGTCAACTGCGGCGCGAGTTACATAAACTCGGTTACTAACACCGAGTAAACTATACGCTGCCATTAATCCGTATTCGTTAATTTCATATCCATGAATTGGTGTACCTGCAGCAGTTTGGTAAAAACTTGGATTTCCAAATGTGGATACCAAATCCCTCTGACTACCGATTAAGTATGTTTTTCCAGCATTTGCTGATGTGGTGCCGGCGGCTGTGCCAGTTCCGGTTCCACTTGTCTTATCTTGGGCGGTCGCAATAATGATTGAAGCTACTGTTCCTGCTTGATTAGCAACATAATTGCTTTCGTCTATTACCGTGACTTCTACGCCTGGTGAAGTTAAAGCCATATTTCTATATTCCTTTGCAAAGAATTCCTTTGCAGTATTTATGTTATTAACTTCAAATACCCTGTCTTAGGCATGCCCTTTAAAGGTTCATTACGATAAGTATATGCATGCGCCAGTTATGTTTACAATGCGGCACGTATCCTAGAGCTATAAACTACCACAAACATGGCAAAATTTACTATAGAAAATTGTGTGATAGGTGCAACAGGAACAATGCTAAAAAGAAATCTGCATCTAAAGAAAGATGGCAGTTAGCAGGCTACAAGAAAAAAAATACGTGTGAAAAGTGTGGGTTTAAACCAGCAATGCTAGAGCAGTTGCGTGTTTTTAATATTAGTAGAAACCAACAACAAATTGCTGTTCAGAATTTAAAAACAGTATGCTTAAATTGTAATTTTGAATTATCTAAGACTGGCTGGACTCAGGGAGATCTTGAAGAAGATCTGTAACAGTACTTTGTAAATCTTGTAAACTTCCGTCATTTAGTATCATATAATCTGGCTGAGTGCCACACCAACTATACTCACTTGCATGAGTATCAGGAAATAGTGTTGCCATACTATCAGGTTTTTTAGCCGCAATGTCAAACCATTCTGGATCATCGCCTCGTTTAACACGTACAATTACTCCACCAACGTTTCTAATCATATTAACTTCATTAGGAAACCTAGCATCAGTAATTACAATGTTACCTTGCAATCTAGACTTCATGCTTAGTATCCAAATGTCTTGATGGAAATGGTTACGGAAAACGTCTGTTCCAACTAGTTGTAATGCTAGCCGCGGAGTAAATTCTGGGATGTTAAGACGCTTACTCCACCATGGATCTGCCTGTTCTCTCCACGATCTGCTCTGTAAGGTATCACCTTCAAGCATCTGTCTATCCCAATTAAAAATACTTGCACAAGCATCTTTTAACGGAGTAGCAAAGCTCTGATGCTGGTATCCTTGCTCTATTAGCATATCGCCAACAGTGCCTTTGCCAGAACCTATAAGTCCTATCAATCCTATAATCATGATTATATTATAACAAAGTTTTTAAGTTTATCCAATAATAAAAGATAAATAAAACGTAGTTCGCGGTGCGGAAACACCCAACTACTCTAACGCTTATAGGGAGCAATCAGCATGATTATTTATAATAACACAAAACATGAGCTCGAACAATATTTAAGCAAATTCGACGACGGATTCAGTGATCGACACGCCATAAGGTGGCTATATAAGAGAAATCCCAATCTTTGGGATCAAATAACTGCACTTACAGAATTCTTACCATACAATAGCAAACCAAAACAACGGTGTTGGCATATCCTAAATGACTGTTACATAAGACCATTGTGTCCCGTATCAGGTGAATATGTTAAGTGGTGGGAAAATCGTTATTTAAAATTTATCAATCGATCGTCAAAAATGACCTATCTAAATTTAACAGGCACAACTAAAAATCAAACCGCCGAAGCTAGAAAAAAACGAGCCAACTCTAATCACTTGGCATGGTCTGAAGGTAGAAGAAAACTGTCTGTTCTGTCAGAGGAAACTAAACGAGTAAGAGCACAGAACACCAAACAAACCATGCAAAGAAGATATGGGGTAGACAATCCGTCTCATCTCAAATGGGTTAGAGACAAGATTTCTGATAAATGGGTAGAACGGGGTGCTGTTCCTAAGAAGGATAGACCGCGCAAACGGCTATATCATGATGCTGTGTGGTATTACACCGATCAGAGTTGGAAAAATAACTTCGATGACATAAATCCGGATAGGTTAAATCGAAGTGATAATGCATTGGATCATATTTATAGCATAGGCCAAGGATTTCTTGACAACATACCACCATATATACTAGGTCATTGGACCAATCTCAGGGTTATATCACTTAGTGAAAATAGCAGCAAGGGCATGAAGTGTGATAAATCTCAAAAGGAATTATTCGAAGACTACTTCTCATCCTATTAGAAAGCTGAGTGGATCGGAACCGTCTACATAGTTCTTGAGATCGTCTTCTAACGCAGCCATTTCAGCTTGTGCTTCTGCTTTGAGCGTATCTCCATTTAGGCTTGTTCCGCCCTGCGGACCAGCAATAGTACTAAACTTGCTTCGTGCTTCGCCTAATGTAAACTTGGCTACAGCTAAACTGTAGTCTTTAATCCAAGGTGCCACGTTTGTGTCTTGTAGCAATCCAGTCTCTGGTCTCTTGTTATAACACCAAAGAACTACGTCTTCGCCACCATCACTAAATTTACGCAACAAGGTAAGTGTTTTACTAACACTATTCCATTCAAAGTTAATAAAGCCACCAAACAGCCTTGCACTCATTTCTTGATACTGATAGTACATTTCGTAAGTAGCCTGTCCGCCAACTCTACCTGCTTGTAGCAGATAAGTGTTAACAAAGGCTGCTTCGAATGGTTCAAATTGTGTACCAGTATCGCCTGATCCACTGCCTACACTGCGGCGAAATACTTGTCTTACCTCTTGTATCTCATCAGGAAGAACATACTCCTGTTGATCTGCAACAATGGTTAAGAACACATAGCTACTTTCTACACTGGACTGGGCACGTTGTCTATATCGTTCTAGTGACTTATCAATGCACATGTCATAATGCGCTGGGTCAAGTTCTACATCAACCATGTCGCCACCCAGGCGCAAGTAGATGTAATCTTGAATATCTTTACGTAGTGTCGTTAAATCTGCCATGCATGTTTCCTAACAGTAGTATTTATTAGGAAACCTTTAGTAGCACCGTGTGTTCGTTAAGCCTTCCGTTCATTTTAGTCTCAGTAGCTTTAATATCTTCTAAGAATTTACGTAGAGCTACTTTTCCTGCCTTGCCAAACTCTTTAAGTTTCTGTTCAGGCTTACGTAGTGTCTTTTGTACACTTAGATTCTCATCAAAGAACTGTAAGGTTGTCCCTTTTATTGAAAACTCGCCATGCTCTAGTGCAACATATTTGCCTAGCTTGCGGTTTTTTGTATTAAACACCCAGAGCTCAGTAGCACCGATAATCTTAGTAGGATCAATGCTAACTGCTTTATATCTAGTATCATCTTTCTTGTATTTGAGCTTTGATACGAGCTTATCAGCACTCTTAGGCTTGGGCTTACGAGTTGCACGATTTGCTTTCTTAAGGTTAGCATATGCATCCAGATCGCCAAACAGGCTATCATAAAACTTAGAAAACATAGCAATTTCTTGTTTGCTGTAACAAGAATATCCTTCTCTAATTTGTTCCCAGTTATCTTGTTCGCTTTCTGACATTTTTTTAAGTTTTGCAGACGAGGGGAAATTTTGCAATAACGTAAATTCAGCCGCCATTGGCTCATAATAAGCACGAATCTTGTTAATGTGTGCTTGAGCTACATTGTTCGTTTTTAACCAATCAAAAATCTTTGGAATATCTTTACTAGGCTGTTGGTCTACAAGTTCTTCTAGTTCACCAATAAGTTCGCTGAGTTGTTCCCGCATACGCTCTTGAATACTAGGCTTATGTACGTTGCTACTAGCTTTTTCTTCTTGCTTTTTTGCATCAACAAGGGATTTNCCAGACTCAGCCAGTTCATTAAATTTATTTGTATAGTACTCAGTGCTCTGAGTATAAGAATCTTCATCATTTTTAGCACCAGCACACGGACCGAAATCACCTTTAGCGAATGGCTTATCCATGTGAACACTAGTCCAATAACACCATGCGGCCATTCCACTGTTTGCTATCTTACTATCGTGGTTAGCGCATATAGCCTGTGCTGTTTTCTTATCAAAGGCTTTCCTCACATATCCCTTAATAACGTTTCCATACTCTTTTGTTTCAACATCGCGATGAACGATTTGACAAAAGAAACGATATCCTTTGTTATGTGACACTGCTCCAATACCAGTTTTTGTTCTCCTGGCTGTTGCTGTTTTCTTTTTACGTTTAACTGTCGTTGCCATAAAACTTCTCCATACTTTCAATAAGGCTCATAATATCAGCCATGTCTAAGTTGTCTATGGCTTCGTTAGAAACAGTTTCAACCCATTCCTTCTGTAGGGTACTTATAGGAATAGGTTTACGAGTTTTAAAATCAATAATATTAGACACTGTTATGCGCCTAATATTTCGTATGACACTCGCTTATTTAAGGTCTTAAGAAACCGTTCAACCTGATTTTCAGTGAAAACAGTGTCAACTAATCCAACGCTATCATAATTGACTAGTTTCACTATCTTAAACAGTTTTTCACGCACATACCGGTTATCGGTTGGCATTGCTTTAATAACTACTTTGGATGACATATGCATCTCTCCTTATGTTAAGTGTTAATTTAGGCTCGAGCCTAAATTTAGGCTCCTATGGTGTTGTAGTAACCTGCGGCAGACACCAGCATACAATCGTTTTCGTCAACACCTGCATGCTTCAAAGCAGAGCCAGTGAAGAAGATACAAGCCTCATTGCTAATATCAAATTCATCTTTGTGAATTAACTTGAGGACGGGCATCTTCCAGTTAGAAGGATCAGCAATGTTATCAAAAGCATTGCTTAACTCACCACGGGTATAACCGTTAGGAGAAACGACTTTGTCGTCCAAATCCTTAAGAATAGTAGCAACTGTGGTTTCTTTGCTCATCTAACCCTCTCTTTTATGATCTCAATACAATCTCTCTTGGTATCCCATGTACTATAATAGCCGGATCCGTACATGTCATACAGTTCATCGTGAAGGATCCAATAGTTTCCACCATCGTAACTCTTGGAAATGTAGTATACAGGGCTGGTGTTTGTGGTTACGTAGTCACCGGCACCAAGTTTCTTTGTCCTAATCATACTTTATAATAGCACAAACACAGGGATAGTCAACCGTTTCTAAACCAATAAATACTATTAAGTTTAAGGATTCGCAATGCCCCGTATTAGTATGTGGAAAGAGGGAACACACTCCTCTGATTTTAAGTTTTTTGATCGCAACATCAAAGAGATGTTCACTGTCGGCGGCACTGGCATCTCTGTTCACAAGTACTTAGGCATACTAAATCAAGGCCCAAGCACAGACGCTAGTTTACCCCAAACAGTTGAAGATGACCCCTTAGGGATCCAAGACTTGCTGTTCTTAGAGAACAGAGATAGAAAATACGACACTGACATTTATAATATGCGTGGCATATACAATGTAGCAGATACAGACTTTGATCTTAGCCAGTTTGGGCTATTTTTACAAAACGACACATTGTTTATTACATTTCACCTTGCAGACATGGATCGTATCCTTGGCCGCAGGTTAATGAGCGGTGACGTATTAGAGTTACCGCATCTTAAAGATTACAATAGTTTAGATACAAGTTTAGAAGTAGCGTTAAAACGCTATTATGTTGTTCAAGAAGGCACGAGACCCACAGAAGGATATAGTCCAACATGGTGGCCGCACTTATGGCGTGTTAAATGCACACCAATGGTAGACAGCCAAGAATACAACGATATTCTTAACAAGATACAAATAAATGAAGAAACTGGCGAATCTACAGATGCTACTTTAAGAGACTTGCTCAGCACGTATAAGAAAGAGCTTGAAATTACCAACAAGGTTGTAGAACAAGCTGAAGTTGAAGTTCCTAAGAGCGGATATGATACCAGTAGATACTATGTTGTACCAGCAGATGATACTGGTCAACCGCTTGATCCTAAAGGCTATACCAGTGATATAAGTACTATATCCGCGGACAGCAATATTATTACAGCAGACTCAACACGTATCAGTCCAGAAAATGCAAATGCTTACGGTGGATACTTGGTAGGTGACGGTCTTGCGCCAAATGGAGAAGAAGTTACAATGGGTACTAGCTTTCCTACTGACTCACAAGAAGGGGATTATGTTTTACGTTTAGACTTTTTACCTAATAGGCTATTTAGATATAATGGATCACGTTGGGTTAAGGTAGAAGATAGTGTGAGATCTCCATTAACTCCTGGCACTGGAACAAGACAGATAGATACGTTTACAAACAATACAGCTAAGACAACTCGAGATGACAATGTAGAGATAGACCAACGTCAAGGATTAAGTCAAATACTAAGTGCTAGGGAAGATGACTGATGCTCATCTATATTATTACAAACAAAGAAAACAATAAAGTTTATGTTGGACAAACAATCCAATCTAATCCTAAAATGCGTTGGTATGCTCACTTAGCCGATGCTAGACGAGGCAAAAAGACTTATTTGTATGATAGTATTAGAAAATACGGTAAAGAAAGTTTTAATTGGGAAGTTATTGATACCGCCAAAAACTTAGATGAACTAAACGAAAAAGAAGCACAGTGGTTGGCACATTATAGACAAAAAACTGTCGTATATAACAATCGTGAAGCAGGAAACAACAAAACACACAGTCCAGAAAGCATTGAAAGAATGCGCCAAGCACAGTTAAAAAGACACAGAGAAAATAATGTTGGTGGCTGGACTCGTAGAGATGGTGGTGCTATGAAGGGCAAAGCACATCCTATAAAAGGAACTTCAGGTTTGTGGTCTCACAGTGAAGATTCTATACAAAAGTATAAAAAAGCGGCACAAAAAAGATATACAAGCAAAGAATATACACAACAAAACAAAGATCATTTACAAAAACTTGCGGCGAAAGTAAAAGGTAAAACTTGGAAACTTGTAGATGGCAAACGAGTATGGATGGATAAGTGATGCCGATGCAATTCTTTTACGACCAACAAATTAGAAGATTTCTGTTACAGTTTATCCGTGCATTTAGTAATTTTCAGATTGAGTATGGCAAAGACAGAGCTGGCAATGTATCCCTTGTAACTGTGCCGGTTAAGTACGGCGACTCAACACGTATTGTTAGCAGTATTATTAAAGAGAATAGTGAAAACAAGATTAACCCTAGTCCAATGATTAGTTGTTACATTTCTGCTATGGAATACAATCCAGAACGCAGGCAAGAGCCTACGTTTGTAGACAAGCGTCATATTCGAATGAGACAATTTGATGATAATACTGGAGAGTATAATACACAACAAGGCAATGCATTTAGCGTAGAACGTCATATGCCTGTTCCATATAATTTAACAATGACAGTTGATATTTGGACTAGCAATACTACACAGAAATTACAGTTATTAGAGCAAATCCTTGTATTATTTAATCCTGCTTTAGAAATACAAAGCACAGACAACTACCTAGATTGGGGAAGTTTAAGTTATATTGAGTTACAGCAAACTACTTGGAGTAGCAGAGCAGTGCCAGTTGGTGTAGACGACCTAATTGATATTGCAACTTTGCAATTTATGTTACCAGTATGGCTTTCACCACCAGCTAAAGTTAAGAAACTCGGCGTAGTATCTAAGATTGTTGCTAGCATATTTGACGAGTCAGGAGATTTAAGCGACGGCGTTATTGATCAAGACATATTGATGGGTACAAGACTAAAATTTACACCTATGAATTATGGTATTTTACTACTAGGAAGCACGATAGAAATACTAGAGAGACACGAGACTGTTACTAATAAGTCTGAACCTAGTATTGCAAACGATCCGCCTGCAAAGGCAGGAACTGGAGATCTTATTACTTGGCGAGCAGTAATTAATCAATATGGTGAGTTGCAATCAGGAATTAGTCAAATAAGAATTGACTTTGGTACTGGCGAAATAGTTGGAACAATAGCACACCACCCTAGTGACGACAGTAAATTATTGTTTACATTAGATGAAGATACTATTCCCACTAACGATCTAGATCCAGTACTTAAAATTATTAATCCATTAAAAGTGGGACCAAGCGTTGGTTTAGACGCGAAGGCAGTTGGGCAGCGGTATTTAATCCTTAACAGTATTGGTGATGCTAGTAATACTGACGGGCCTGATGCTTGGAAAGATACATCTGGCAATGATTTTATAGCTGGAGCAAATGATATTATTCAATATGACGGCATACGTTGGAATATAGTATTTGACAGTAGTACCCAAACGGGTGTACACTATATGACAAATACTAATACAGGAATCCAGTACAAATGGACTGGTGATGCATGGCTTAAGAGTTACGAAGGCGAATACAAGGCCGGAGAATGGACAATAGTAATTTAAAACAAAGTGTTGGCACTGTATTTTTTGCCAAATCTACACAGAGATTTTTATTTTTATTACGAAGCGAAACTAGTTTTGATAACACCTGGGCATTTGTTGGCGGGAAGCTAGAGCCACATGAGTCTATTATACAAGGGTTAATGAGAGAAATTCATGAAGAAATTAACTTTACTGGTGAAGTAGAAAAACATATTCCTATTGAAAAGTTTATCAATACAAAGAAAAAGTTTGAATATCACACTTTTGTTACTGTAGTTGAAGGCGAATTTATACCTATGCTAAACACAGAACATAAAGGTTATGCTTGGACAACTATAGACAGTTGGCCAAGGCCGTTGCATCCTGGAGTATTTAATACTATTAATGTTAATGAGATACGAGCAAAGATAACAACTATTTCAGAGTTATTTGGCTACAGCACCTAGTCCAGTTTGGTTTGTATACTCAAATAGACCAATCGGTTTAATATTTGGCAACCACTTAAACTCCTCAAATTGATGTTCAACCTTGTTGTTAAATGTATTAAGTACATGAAAAAATTCAACATCATCGTATAACTTAATTATGTTACATACTTGCTTAAGAAGTTTAGACCGGAGTGTTTCTGTATTTCCCATTGGCAAGTAAGAAGTGTCAGTTGCTGGGTATAGATGATGCACCTCTCCAAAATAAAAATCGAAACCAATTAAGTATACTCTTTTGTGTCCATCTGCACAAGCCATACGCATTGCTGCTGGTCCCATGTATAACTTTTGCCAGTGTGGATATAGATGAAACTTTCCTGGAAACTTTAATAAGTTATTTCTAGTTGTATACACAATATTGTCTTCATAATAGCCAGTAAGCACCATTTGTTCTAAAATTTCAGTATTAACACAGAATAAAAACGTAGGATTAAACTCTTCAAATGTTTGGTTACAACCATAAGATTGCCCAACACTGGTAATACCGCCTTCGCCGCCAGACTGACCGTCAAGTAAAAACAAATTTATTTTTTCGCGACTCGGACCGTTTCCTATAATGTGTGCGGTTTTAGTATGATCGTCGTTTAAAACAGTTTTTGGTATCCACACTCCGTTAGAATCTTTGTTTCCGTCTCTCCAATGCAGACTATCTGAAACCATCTCTCCCTCGTAATCTGCCGTATAAAACTTAAACATATTTGTTATCTAACTCCAACGACTACTTCAATAACTCCTACTGCTTTATCATCTTTGTCTTCTAAGCTCTTGCCAATAACACTGCCTGTCGGAGGATTGCTTTCATCACGCCATGCCATGGCTGCACCAACTTCAGTACTAGTTACAATTAAGTCTCCTTTTCTTACAAATCCTGATACATTGCAAGGAACTCGTCCTATAAGAGCTAATGCTGGATGCATCTCATCTGTTAAGTCTGGTTCTCTGTTTGGGCTATTCATGATAGCATAGGGTTCTGTAGATACTACTCCAGCAAACTTAGTGTCTTGTGGTTGTGTAGAAACAGTAACTTCATTTTCTCCACCAAATACTAGTACAGTTCCTGGTTCATATACACCGTCAGCCCAATAACGTTCTGCAATATCAGCGTATAAGGATGTACGAGATGTTAGTAGAAAACCTCCAGCAGTTGATCCATCATGTACTCTTACTGTATCCAGTGTTGAATCAACTGACAACTCACCAGCGGCGCCAGTGAATGCATTGTTTTGAGCAGTTGTACCTCTTCTAAATTGTAATGTTGTTGGCATAATTAAATTCCTTTTAAATTATTTACTACATCGTACCAAGATCAACTGTGGTTGTTGTGCCAGCAGGATCCATCATACTATATACTGTTCCTAAGTTAACTCCAAATGCATCTGCGCCACCTGCTTCGAATGGTGTCTCTGCTGTATCTTGAGCTGTGTTTTTTCCTAAGTCGTAGTTACCGGCACTACCTGGCATTGTTGAAACTGTACTGTTGGGGTAACTACTGGCGCTTGAACTGCCACCCGACCCAGCATCAGCCCAAGCTAGTGTGCCGCTGCCATTTGTGCTTAGTACTTGATCTTCAGTACCATCAGCTGATGGTAAAGTCCATGTTACGTTACTACCCACGGTATTTGGTGCTTGGAATGCAAGCCAATTACTGCTATCTGCATCAGCAAATCTTAGATCTGCTTGTGCATTTAGTGTAATAGCTGTTGTAACAGTTGTTTCTTGACTAAACGTAACTTTACCATCAGCGGCAATAGCAATGGCATCAGTATCAGAAGTGTGACCAATGTTTGTTCCATTAATGATGATATTATCAACGGTCAGCGTTGTCAATGTTCCCAACGATGTTACATTGCCTTGAGCAGCAGTTTGTAGTGTACCTGTTAAGTTCCCTGAGAATCCAGTTGAAGTAAGAAGTCCCGTTGATGGATTGTAAGTTAGCCCTGTATCTGTCTCTGCTCCTTGAGTACCAGTTGCTCCATCTACAAAAACAGGATAAACTGTTTCATTTGTAGAATTGTTTGCTGTTGCTGTAAATGTATCAGCATTACCTGTAACATCACCAGTTAAATCGCCAACAAATGCAGTTGATGTGATACTCGTTGCACCGGTGACTACTCCTGCATCAACAACAATTGTTCCATCAAGAACAATCTGTTGACCTGCCAATGGGGTAATCGTTAGATCAATACCAGCAGTACTTGTTATTGCATTACCGTTAATATTGATATTATCTACTTGTAATGCAGTTAGTGTACCAACAGTTGTAATATTTGTTTGTGCGGCAGTTGCTAATGTACCAGCAATAGTACCACCTGACACATTAATACCTGCACTAAACACAGGTATTTGATTCATTGTAACTACGCCATCAGCGGCAATAGCAATCGAATCAGTATCGGATGTATGACCAATATTTGCGCCATTTATAATAATATTATCAACTGTTAATGTTGTTAATGTACCGAGTGAAGTAATATTTGTTTGTGCGGCTGTTGTAACGGTTGCGGCTGTACCACTTACATTACCTGTTACATTACCAACTACATTTCCGGTATACCCCGAAGAAGTAATTGTACCTAACGAAACACCAGCATCTGCAAATGTAATTGTTCCATTGTCTGCATCAAGAGTAATTCCACCACTAGAATCTAATGTGACTGTAGTACCTGCAAGTTCGGCAGTACCATCAGCAGTAATTTGAATGTTAGCCGCTGCCGCGGCAGTATCAGTAGTAACAATTGAAAGTGTACCATTTGTACCAACGGTAAACACGGCAGTATCGCTACTTGACCCTGTCATAGTCATTACTTTACCATTTATAGCAACATCATCAACAGTAAGAGCAGTTAATGTGCCAAGTGAAGTAATATTTGTTTGGGCCGCAGTGGCAAGAGTTCCTGCTATGGTTCCACCAGAGACGTTGATACCGGCACTGAATACTGGTATCTGATTCATAGTTACTACGCCGCCAGAACTAATAGCAATAGCATCTGTATCACTTGCTGATCCAATATTACCAGCATCAGCAATTACAAGATTTGAGAGTTTGACAGGAGCATAGCTTGCAATAGTAACATTGCCGCTAGTTGTACCATCTTCGTTAGTATTAACTAGTGCAAACTGGTTTGCACTTTCATCGTATAGTAATGCAACGTTTGTATCACTGCCACGTTCTAATACTATACCAGTATCTTTATCAGCACTTCCACTTTCACCGCTGTTTAATCTAATAATCGGATCTGAGATATTAGTTAAATCAAAATTAATTTGACTAGCTTTGGGCATAGTAAGTGCCATGAAAAACTCCTTATTTCGTTGCTAGTATTTATCCAAGAAAATAGGGAGGATTAAATCCTCCCTATCTCTTTTTCAGTTTGAAAATGTAATGAATTACATCATCATTACTAGTACTTCAATAACGCCTTCTCCGCCTTCGTTGGCTTCGATTGCTTTACCAATTACTGTACCCATTTTGGCATCGTTGTTAGCCATTGCCATTCCGTTACCTGCGGAAACCATTAAGTCTCCTGCGGCAACTGCGCCTGTTACCTTGGTAGGTACACGACCAGCTAGTGCTAATGCAACACCGTCTTGCTTACTGTTCATTAAGTAAGCTGGATCTGTACTAACAACACCTGCTACTACAGGGCAGTTTGCTGCATTGCATGATGCAACTTTGCCTTCGCCTACAAAATGTACAACTGAACCAGCAGCAATATCTTCATCACTTGCGTATTTTTCTGCAAGGTCAGCGTATTGTGCTTGTGTAGCTGTACCAACAAAGCTACCTGTTGTAAGTGTAATACCACTACTGTCAATAACAGCAATTTCTGATCCACCAGCATCAATGCGAACTTTGTCCTCATCACTGCTTTCTTCAACTTGTACCTGTGTATCACCATCACCATCAGCCAATGATTTAATTGTTGTGGTTGTAGTAAACTTACGTACCTCAATTAAGTCACCGTTAGCTGGTGCGCTTCCTGAAGTAAATGTAAGTGTAGTACCACTGATACCATAAACAACTGTTGGTTGCTGTACAACACCGTTAATACTAACAAATACACCAGCAGTTGTGTAAGAATCTGATCCACTTAGTGCAGAAAGTGTAAATGTAAGGTCTGAACCGTCACCAGTAAATGTCTGGGATGTTGCAAGTGTAAAGGAAGTGCTTAAACTTTCCCATCCAGCATCATCATAAAATTCTAAACCATTAGTTGTACTATTATACCTAAATTGTCCTGTTTCACCTGTTGGACGTTGTGCAGTTGTTCCTACTGGAATAATCATGGCACCTGTGCCTGTAATATCAAGTATGGCGTTTGCACTAGGTGCTCCACCAATACCAACATTGTTAGCAGAACCGTCTACCATAAACATAGTAGCGTTATCATTGGATTCAATAACAACGTCTACGTTAGCACTGTCTTCGTTGATACGGATTCCACCTGCACTATTAATAGCAAGTATACCAGTTGCGTTGGCAATAGTTGTATCTGTAGCATTGTGTCCGATAGTAAAGTCTGTACCAGCACCAATTTCAAGTTGCTTATTATCTGCTAAGATTCTAAGGTCATCAGCAGTGTTAATAAACCCACCTGCAAAGATGTTTTCTGCAACACCTAAGCCACCGTCAAATACGCCAGAACCAGTTGTTACACTAGTTGAAGTCGTAGTTGCATCGCCGTGAATTTGTCCAGTAGCAGTAATTGTGCCACCTGCATAAATGTTTTCAGCAACACCAACACCACCAGCAACTTGAACAGCACCACTTGTAGCACTTGTTGTAGTTGTAGTGTTGTTAAAGTCCATGACACCAGTTGTTACTAATCCAACAGCAACAACGTTACCGTCTACGTCAACTGTAAAGTCGTCATTGGTGTTAATTCCACCATCTAAACTAGCAAGTCCATCAACTGTTAATGCACCATCAAAGTTACCAACACCAGCTACTGTAGCACTAAACACAGTACTATCACCACCACCAACAGTAAACGTTGTACCGTCGAATGTGAAGTTAGCATCGTCTTCTAGTGCGCCTGATGTACCAGCAATCACAATACGGTTGTCAGTTAGATCACTAACAATAGCACTTCCTAGTGTAGTTTCTCCGGTTGCGCCGAGATTACGGAAACTAGCAATGTCTTTGTTTGCATCAACTACGACAGCCTTGCTTGCTGCTACTGTACCTGCCGTAACACCATCAATTGTCTCTAGTTCTGCTTCGTTAATAACTGCACTACCAATAGTAAACCCTGTTCCAGTAACAACACCAGTCGATGTCACTGCTCCACAGCCAACAGTACCAATACCTGTAATATCTTTAAAACCGCCAAGTACAACTGCTTTACTTGCTGCGGCCGTGCCAGCAGTAATGCCGTCAATTGTCTCTAGTTCTGCTTCGTTAATAACTGCACTACCAATAGTAAAGCCAGTTGCTGTAACAACACCACTGGATGTAATAGCGGCTGCTGCAAATGGAGCATCTGTTACACTAATGTTACCTGTTGCACTTGCTACGGCTGTGGTTGTACCAACTTGGAACCCGTCTGCACTTTCATCCCACATAAAGATAGCGTTATCACCAGTGGAACCACGTTCCATGATAATTCCCATATCGTTTGCATTTGAACCTGCACCTGTGTTGAGTTCGATAAGTGTATCTTCAACAACTGTATTTGTAGATGAAAGTGTAGTTGTAGTACCGTTAACAACTAAGTTACCAGTAACTGTAAGTACACCGCCAACTGTAACATCATCTGGTAAACCAATTGTAATAGTATTGTTAGTAACTGCGGTGTTAACTTCGTTACTTGTGCCAGAAAATGTTAGTGTGTCTGTACCAACTGTTACAGTGTCGTTTGACCCTGTATCAGCGGCAATTGTTAAACTTGAACCTGAACTAACTTGACTATCAACATATGCTTTTGTAGCACTGTCTTGTGCCGAGGTTGGATCTGCAACAGCTTGTACTCTGTTTGCACCCATGTTAATTGTTTGTGAACCTGCAACAGTGAAACCACCGTCAAAGTCTGCACTTGGGGTAAATGTTGCTGTACCTGTGACTGTAACTGCATCGCCGGAAGCGTTGCCTAATGTTACTGCACCGTCAAGTGTAGTAGCACCAACAACGTCAAGGTCAATACCAACCCAAAGGTCTTTAGCAATACCAACACCACCTGCTATTTGAACAGCACCAGTTGTGGCACTTGTTGCTTCTGTAGTGTTGTTAAAGTCCATAACACCAGTTGTTACTAATCCAACAGCAACAACGTTACCGTCTGTGTCAACTGTAAAGTCGTCATTTGTATTAAGGCCGCCATCAGCACTTAGTAATCCATCAACGGTTAATGCACCGTCAAAATTACCAACACCAGCAACAGTTGCACTGAATACTGAAATATCACCACCACCAACGGTAAATGTAGTACCGTCGAATGTAAAGTTGGCATCATCTTCAAGAATACCACTTGTACCAGCAATCACAACACGGTTGTCAGTTAAGTCACTAAGTGTAATACCTGCTGCACTAACGTCATTAAGGCCAGCAATATCTTTGCTACCATCAAGTATAACTGCTTTACTAGCTGCTGCTGTACCTGCGGTTATACCATCAACAAGATTTAGTTCAGCAGCTGTTGATGTAATGCTTGAACCACCAATTTGTAGTGTAGTTGCATTAACTTCACCGCTTGAGCCGTAAATTACTGCCTTGCTGTTAACAATTGTACCAGCACCTGAACCATCAATTAAGTTCAATTCTGCAGTAGTAGATGTCATTGCGGTCGTGCCATCATTAAGAGTGGCAAAAGTAAGTGTACCTAATTGTAAGTTTTGGTAAGCACCTAAGGTGACGTTACCTGCTGTGTCGCCGTCTTCTGATCCGACGTTGTTTAAAATAAATTGGTCAGCTGACTCGTCCCATAAAAATGCAACGTTGTCGCTTGAACCGCGGTCGATAAGGATACCTGCATCCTCACTTGGTGAACCAGAAGTACCTTGGGCTAATGAGATTATGGCATCATCAACCCTGGTGTTCGTAGTCGCAACAGCAACGGTTGTTCCGCTAACTGTTAAATTGCCAGAGATTGTTAAGTCACTACCATATGTGATCGAATCAGCTAATTTTGCTGCTGTGATCGCATCATCTGCAATTTTTCCTGTAGTAACAGCAGAATCAGTTATCTGATCTGTTTTAATTCTCGTAATAGCCATCTTATGCTCCTCCTAAGACACGTATCAGTAGTTAAATTTATTTATATGGTCTGTTTATTTCTAATTCAACCCATATATTTAAACTTCTTCAATAAACGTTTCTCCAGTAAGTTCCTCTAGTTTTCTAATCATACGCTCCATATTAACACGCATAACTTTTCCTGTGTTAACATTACGAGAATAGTATTCCCATTCACCAGTATTATTATGTGGTGAAATTTTAGTAACGTTACCCGCGCCATCCATAACATGTACTTCTGCATTAGTGTCTAGTTTGCTAAACACATAACCGCTACTTGTATCTGCTGTTGGATTACCACTTTGCATTGGTAAACGTATTCCGCCTTGTACAACTAAATTACCTGTGCCTGCAGGAATAAGTACAATGTCAGAGTTAGTATTAACACTAGAAATATTATTGTCTGCAAAATTTAAGTTATCAATAGTGACATGGTTAGTAGTAGTTGCTGAAGCATCAGTAATCTGTTGGAAAGTTCTGCCGTCTACATATGTTTTATTTGTTGCATCTGTTCCAGATGCCGGAGCTGCTAATTGAGTAATCTTCTTATTAGATACACTAACGTCCCCAGCACTCGCTAAAATTAGATCACCACTAGATGTACTGATAGTTGCGGTATCTATTCCTACTCGGTCAACTGTTACCTGACTAAACGAACCTGCAGCTTGTGCCGCGGCTCCAATAGTTGTTCCATCAATAGCGCCGCCGTTAATATCAACAGTAGTAAACGTGCTTGTGCCGGACGATCCAATATTACCTGTTACGTTTCCTACTAGGTTACCAGTAACATTTCCTGTCATTGTATTGCCGTTTAAAGTAAGGTTACTTCTAATATCAACAATACCAGTGCCAATTGGATCTAACTCAATGTTAGCATTAGTAGCGTTAGTACTAATTTTATTACCAGAAATACTAATAGTATCCATAACAGTTGCACCAACGCTTAACGTTGTTACATCAATGGTATTAAAGTATCCTGTTGCCCAGCGTAAACTGTCACTGCCTATATTATATGTAGTATTTGCATTTGGAACAAGACTACTGTCAATTCTACCAGTAATAGTAACAGTATCAGCACTGGTGTCTCCTAAATCAACACTTCCGTTAGCAATTAAGTTTCCTGAAAGAGTAGTAGTTCCTGTAATAGCGGCTGTTCCTGATGCTGTAAAACTAGCTAGTGTGCTGGTTCCTGTGACACCCAGTGTACTTGATAATGTTGTTGCGCCAGTAACATCTAAGGTACTACCTACCGTTAATGTACTTGCAAGACTAGTTCCGCCTGTTACACCTAGGTTACCGCCAATAGTTACGGCTCCTGTTATATCTGCATTTTCATTAAACAATGCATCAGCTTGTATGTCTACTTTGCCAACACCATTTGGATTAATAATTATGTTTGTGTTGGTTTCATCTGTAGTAATAGTGCTTCCGCTAAACCTAATATTACTAAGATCAGTTCCGCCAACTTCGTTATATAATTCAGTAAAGTTATCGTTTACTTTTGTAAATGCTGTTCTTAGTAAATCACCAGTACCATCATCTTGATTAGAACCAACATTAATTGTTTGTTTTGACATTGGTTACTCCTTAAGAAACCGCATAGTATGGTATTACGTAATCTGTTCCGGAAACTGCTATCTTAATATACCCTGTTGGTTGTCCGGGTAATGCGGCAGCACTGCCTGCTGATCCTACAGTTGCTTGTGTTGGTACAGCAAAGTTAACTGTTCCAGTTCCGCTTGGATCCATGTCAATGTTTTCGTTTGTTTGTAGTGTAGAAATTCTGTTATCATTAAGACTTAATTGCCCGCCTACTTGCACTGTGCCAGTTACTGTCATAGTAGAACCATCAAATGTTAAGTTACTACTATCTTCTAACGCCCCGCTTGTTCCAGCTATTACTACTCTGTTGTCTGTAAGATCGCTTACTTTTGCGCTGGCAACAGTCAAGTCTGTTCCATTAAATAATAAGTTACTAGAAAATGTTATATCACCGTCAGCGTCTGCATATGGTACAGCATTATCTGTATGATCTGTGAACCTAAGTTGACTTGCGGTAGCTAACACAATACGACCAGTTCCGTTTGGATCTAGCGTAATGTCGCCGTTGCTATTTTCACTAATAATACTGTTGCCACTTATTGCAACATTGTTGCCTGTGCCAGCACCACTTACTGCATAAAGTTCAGTAAAGTTATCGTTAATTTTATCGAATGCTGTTCTTAATGGATCGCCAGTGCCATCATTAGCAGCTGCTCCAAGGTTAATACTTTGCTTTGCCATTTTTCTAGAAACCTCCTACAGGTGTTATATTGTATTTATTTACATAGGCTATGAAGCCGCATGCTAAATACTGGATATAATGCTAGTAACAACTTATTATAAATCAAACACTCATAATCGTTATAAAAATAATAAAAAAGAACAAGTAACTACTAGACAAAAAATTTACGTATTAGAGTGTGACGGATGCGGTTCTGAGTTTGAAAAAACTAGTAAGAAATTTAAACCTACACAAATGCATTGTTGTTCTAACTGTAACCATTATGTTATAGCACAACAATCTAGTGTAAAACAGAAAAGGATTAACAAGTATGTGGACCAATTTGATGCGAGCAGCGGTCGTGCTATTGGCACTTTCTTACTCAAGTAATGTTAGTGCTCATAGTTTCAAGGATGTTGTTAAGAATACTATTGACAGTGTATGTTTAGTTGAGTTTTCGCAAGAAACTGTGGTTATTGACAGTAAGAGTAATAGTGAAAATCCATTTGAAAAATTTAAGTTGCCAAACTTATACCAGCACCAATCAGTTCCAACTACTGGAGTTGGTACATGTTTTGTTGTTTCAATCAACAACATAAAATACTTAATTACTAATGATCATGTTGCTAATAGCGCACCAAACACTGCGCTTTATATTGGTTTTAAAAATAATTTAAAACAACATCGAGCAATAATAGTAGGCACAGATAAGGTTAGTGACATTGCAGTTTTAAAAATGGAAACTACAGAAGGTCAAACTATTTTAGAAAAATTAACTCCTTTAAAGTTTGGAAACAGCGACCACGTAGTGCAAGGTGAGCAAGTAATTGCTATTGGTCATCCACTTGGTCAAGAATGGTCTATTACACAAGGAATTGTAAGTTCAGTTAAAAAACGTATTGCAAATACTTGGCAAGAAGTTATTCAATCAGATGTTAGTATAAATCAGGGAAATAGCGGCGGCCCTTTGCTTGATGCTAATAGTAACGTTATTGGTATTAATAGTTTTATTTTAAGTCCAAATCATACTGGAAGCATTGGTGTTAATTTTAGTGTTACTAGTAATCGTGCAGTTTCAATTATTAACACTTTAATTGAAAAAGGCAAGGTTAAAAGAGGAAAACTAGGACTAGCATTTATTTTAGATAAAACCACTGGATTAGTTATTATTAATGGCGTTGAGGAGGGAGGGCCTATGGCGTTGGCTGGATTTAGAAAAAACGATATAATTCAAAAAATCAACGGCGTTGTTATTAACAGGCCTGAAGATTTAGGTAAAGCAATGGACGATGTAAGACCATTAGCAGAAATTGAAGTGCAAATATTACGAAATATTCCTAATGTTGGGAATGTAGTTATACTAAAAACAATTATAACAACCGAGTTAACTGTTCCTTAATGGAAGTCTACCCAAGATCCACCAGCATATCCTTGGAATTTGCTGGTTGTAGTATTATAAATTACCATACCATTGGCAGCAGTAAGTGCATTACGCTGAGTAGTTGTCAAACTTGCTAATTGAACTGCGGTAGCAAATTCTGTTTTGCTACTAGTCATCGTTGCTATTTCAGTACCAGCAGCATCGAATCTTATAGTATCCTCGTCTGAACTTTCTTCTACTTGTATCTTAGTATCTTCGTCAGCGTCTTGTAGTTTTGCAACATTGACTGTAGCACCACTAAAAAAGTTTCTAGTTTGAATTGAGTCACCATTAGCTGGTGCTTCACTAAACGTTAATGTAGTTCCACTAATTCCATATGTATCTGTTTCTTGAACAACACCGTTTATGCTAACAATCACACTGCCAGCTGATCCAGTTTGTGATAGTGAGAACGTGGTATCACTTCCATCTCCAGTAAAGTCATCGACTGTAACAGTACTGCCTCCTGCACCAACATTACCCCATGAACTTCCGCTGTAAACTTCTAATACTGATGTTTGTTCATTAAAACGCAACATACCTGCTTGTCCACTAGGACGTTGTGCAGTTGTTCCTACAGGTACAATTAATCCACTTGATGCATCAATAGCAACATAACCTGTACCGGCTGGCTCTATAATAATTTCTTCGTTTGTACTGGTTGTTTGTATGCGGTTATCAGTAAACGTATATGCACCAGTATCACCGCCTACTCCAAATTCACCAGTATATCTTGAACCAGCTATATAAACGCTTTTACCGGAAAAACTTATACCATTAGGTAGGTTAGTACCAATAAAATGTAATACTCCACTTTGATAATCAAAGAACCATTCGTCATTATTTCCTGATCCTGTTGCAGACAATGTATCTCCACTGCCTGCGGCAGAGCCCGCATTACTTGAAGTATGAACATAAACTTTTACTAGATATGTAGAACCAAATTCAGGCGGTATCCAATCAGTTAATCCAGTTTTCCATGTTCTACTTGTTGTTGCTGTAACATCAGCAGTACATTCTGTTGGCGCAGATGTTGGATAAACTGTTAAAGGACTACTACTACTGCCTGGTTGTGTAGCAGGTATTGAACTAGCTAGTTTCCAAACTTTATCAGCACGTAACGGTAGCGGACTTGCTATGGCTTCGTTAGGTGCTTTTTTATTCGCATTTGTATCTGTTTTAGTTGCGGCGTAACCTATCTTTTTCCAAAGATAATCAATTTTTTGTGTGTCAGTAATAGCCATTATCTAACCTCACGATATACTCAATGCGGTTACAGATTGCCCGCTAGTAAGAGCAATACGAACAAGAGCAACATTTGCTGTTGCATTACTCAGGTTTTCAGTACCTAATGTCATAGTATAACCGCCACTAAGGCTTGTGCTTGCTGCTATTCTATCACCAGACGTATACGCACATCCATTGCTACCATTTCCACTATTACCTGTGTCACTACCAGGTTGCCCACTACCACCATATGCTGTATCTGCCTGTAACCAACCATTTAATCCTGAACTGTCATCTATACCAGTTCCAGGCGCCGCAATCCAAAGTCCTGCAATACCACTCGATGTAATATTAATATCAAAGTTCGCTACGGTTGCTCTACGGAAAGCAAATGTAAAGTATTGCGTACCCGTATCACCACTTCTATTTGGTCCTGCAGGCAAATAACCTGAACTCCAATTAGTTACATCATACTTTATTACACCAAATCGAACAGTTGCTTCTTTTGTTCCCGCAACCCCAGGATCACTTGATGCTGAATAAACACTATTAGTATAAAAGTTTGTTGCACCATTAAAAGCAGGAGTGTTCGTAGTAGCTGCATTAAAATCAAAAATGCGTTTAGCGTCATCATCATGTGATGAACCTAAAGCATCTGCTACTGCAATCCCGCCGTCTTCTTTGTCAAAACCAGATGTTGCTGCATTATAAACTTGAATTTTTGTTGTGCTAGAAGTATTGTAGCTACCTGCACCATTACAATTTCTTGCTCTTATTTTAATTTCGTTAACTGTTTTTGCTGAACCTGATGTAGTAACTGGAACAGCAAGAGTGCCAAGTGTATATGCTGAAGAAACTCCTACGTTAACAGTAGGTGTTCCACTGCTTAACATAGTTGATGAACCGTCAATATTTGCATATGTAAAATCTAAATTTGCTATTGCAGAACCTGCACTGCCTTCTAATCGAGAATCAGCGTCAACTTCAACTGGATTAGAAACATCAGAGTAACATTGGCCAGTTAAGTTAGTTACTGTAACTCCAGTTAAATTTAAACTTGGTGCTGTGCCAGAATCAGAATAATAAGGTATTCCTGAAATGTATAGTTTAGTTCCTGCTGTTCCTTCTGCTAATGTTCCTGCACCTGAAATTGTTGGTGTTGCTGTTACATCATCTTTAACAAATTCTAAATCGTTTGTTCTTACAAGAGATGGTGATGTAGACTGTAATTGAAAACTGTTTACACCTACGCTAATTCCACTAGTTGCTTTACTAATAATTGCCTTAAATCCAGAATAAAGAGCTGGATAATAAATGCTTGACGCAAAAGAAGTAGCTGCTCCAGTTGCATCTAATAAATTATAATCACTCTCTGATTCTATTGTTAAACTTGTTGTTGTACCGCTATTATCACTACCTGACATGGTAATGGCTCCGTCGGCAACTCCATTTACTAATGCTGTTAATACACCGGCGGCGGCATTGTAACAGAAAGTCGATTGTGATGCAGTTCTAACAGGATCAACTGTTGTAATTCTGTTAACAGTATCTCCTGCCTCATAATCTGGAGAACCGTCAACGTTTTCAGTAAAACCAGAACAAAGTTTTGGACTCGTTCCTGTTGTTGCATTCATTGCTATAGTTTTTGAACTTAAATTATTTGGGGCCGCAGGAAAATCATCATAAACCTTTAATGATACAGTACCATTAGCAGGAATATCAGCTGGAGCGGCAGTGCTATGGTTGTTCAATGTTAATGTAGTAGTATCTCGTCCAGTACCACTATTTGTACCTGCTCCCCAAGAATGAGATAATCTTGCACCGGCAGTACCACCTGCTGCACTATCATTAGCTATTGCATCATTGCTAGATCCATCAGCCCAATTCATAGTATAGTCTACCGTAGCTCCACCAATGTTTGTTGTTGTGTTTGCCATATAAAGACTATTACCTTCAACAACATAGATATCATTACCTGAAAGTACACTACCACCTGAGCTTGCTCTATAGAAACCAAATCCCACAACGGGTGTTGCAGTATAGATTGTTATATAATCTGTTCTTGTTAAACTTGCTTCACTACCAGTGCCACTGCCTCCATTATTGTATGCTCTTACTGTTACATCAAAAGGACTTCCACTATTAGATGAATATGTATGAGTTGGGGTACTATCTGTAGTACCTGATGTAGAATTTCCATCACCCCAAGTGATATCATATCTGTTTGGATTACCAACGCTTGTAATTGTTAACGTAACTGCCGTTCCAGCAGGTCCTGAGGTTGTATTTGCCGTAAATGTTGTACTTTTAACAAAAGTATCAGCACGGACGTTCTCTAGTCCTTCATTTAATTCATCAATAGCATTTGTAACATATGTTGTCGTAGTTAGACTTTGTATTGCTCCATCTACTACACTAGAATCAGTAGAAGTTCCTAACTGTACTTGCATACCATTTGGCGCGGCCGCTGCATCAACATATGCTTTAATACTTTGTTGAGTAGCCAATGCAGTAGCACTATTTGTAGAAAAACTATCTTCATCAAGAATAGCACTGATGGCAAGTCCATCATTAATAACTAAATCACCAAGTAATTTAATTTTTCCTGTACCGCTTGCATCAAGAATTAAATTATCATTACTACGAGTAGTAGTAATATTGTTATCTTTAAGCTGTAGTCCGCCCACAGTTAATGCTGTACTAATATTAGCACTACCAGTTATATCTATAGTTTGGGAAGGAGAAGCAGTACCTACACCTAATCTTCCATTTGTGTAATCTACTACTAATGTTGTTGTATTAAACGCAAGATTGGAGTCTCGTTCTAAGTTTGCTTTTAATGCTCTACCGCCAATACGACTAATAGCCATATTTAGATTCCTTTCGCTATCTTGCGTACACCATTTACAATCCAAGGTGCCAGGGTTTGTATTATAGTTATTTATACATTAGGGAAAATGTGTATTAAGGTACGCTAGTTGTTGCAGCNTTGCTGTCTAAACCATGAATAACAACAATAGATTCACTGCTTCCTGGTGGACTAGTAAATGTAATAGTAGTACCAACTACAGTATATGCAGTTGCTGGATTTTGGTAAACATTACCAACTGCTACAACTACACGTTGCTCTTGGTTACCTGTTACGCTTGTACTCATAGTAAATGCTACTGTTGAACCATCGCCAGTAAATGAATCTTGTGTAATAGCTGAAGTTCCTTGAAATGGAATAGTTTTAAATGCTGCTCCGTCATAAAATTCCATTTTGCTTAAATCTGTGTTGAAGCGAAATTCTCCAGCAACTGGTGCTGATGTTCTATTTGCTGTACCGCCTGTTGGAATCGTAATAGCTTGCTCTGATTGTTTTAATGTAGAACCACCGTCAGCAGTACTCTTTGTTTTTACAAATCCAGCCATTAGATACTCACATGACTAACTGTAGCATAGATACTAGATCCAGCACTGGCACTTGCTTGTATAGTATCACCATTTCCTAGTACCAGTTTCTCAGTGTTAATAACGTATGTGTCACCACCGTCAATGTTAACTGCTTTGATGATTTGGTTAGTAGTACCTGCAGTTCCGCCACTTTGAACAACATGAACATTAAGTGTCCTAGCTGATACGTTATCATTCATAAAAAACATAGCAGTGGTTGCATTACTTCCACTTGAAGTAAATATTGTGGTTGCACCAGTTCCTAATGTTGCTTGCGATATTGCCATATTTTTATTCCTTTAAAAAATTAATCCGTAAACGATAGCTTTGCTTTTACTCACAAGCTCATCTACTGTGCCGCTATCGTTAAAATAAATACCAGTCCCGCCACCGCCTTGTGTTCCAGCATACATTAATGTTGCGCCAACAACTGAACTTGGTGCTACTGATTGATCATTAAGTTTTACTGGAGCTTCTACTGATACTCTGCCAGTGCCGTTAGGTATTAAGTTAATATCTGCGTTACTAGTAGCTGTAACAATATTATTACCTTGCACATCCAAGTCTCCACCAAGTTGTGGTGATGTATCGTCTACAACTTGTGTTAAACCAGATGTACTAGTGACCATAAGATTATTATAGCTTGAACCGCCGTCAGTACTTACTTTCCATTTGTCATCATTTTCATCAAACACAAATAAGCTATTAGCAGTACTGCCTCGTTCAATTTCTAAACCGGCATATCTTCCTGTAACTCCAGTACCTGTCTCACCATCATTTAAAACAATCTGTCTGTCTTTAATAGCAGTGTTAGTAGTGGTAATAGTAGCTGTTGCACCAGTGACAGTTAAGTCGCCAGTAATATTAACATCACTTAAAACGACCAAATCGCCAGTGGGGTCAAGAGTTAAATTTCCAGTTACACGTTCAATTCTAGCCATTCTTACACCTAAATACGTATTTTAATTATTTATCATTGCCCTGAACTGGTCTACTGTCATTGTTTCACAGTTTGATAAGTCTAACCATGCTGCTGGAGTGTAATGTAATAGCGGGTTTACATGTATAACTCGTGTGTTAGGATAATACTGTAGTATTTCTAACACTTGCTTTTCCCAGTTCAATGAAAATGTAGGTTTGTCAGTACTAACTTTATAATTTCTAGTATCAGCATACAAGTTGTTAACATAGCTTGTATCAGATATTAAGTCCATGCCTATTAAAAAACAGTAGGGAAATCCATCTTGACATGCTTGAGCTAGTGCATTAGGCCCTGAGCTAAATCCAGACCATAATGGATTTAGTACTTTGCTTGTACCGCCAAAAGCTATTTCTTTCTCTCTTGTGTAGTGTATCTTGTTATCAGGATATCCAGTAGAAATAATCTCCTGTGTCATTCCTGGGTCAGTACTTACAAGAACATCTACATCGTGTTCTTGGTATATACGATTACATCCATATACAGATCCGTGTTTACTTAGGTCTTCTGGCGTAAACACAAGTCTGCTTTTACCATTTCCTAATATAAATGCAAATTCTTTCATTTTTTCCACAAAAAAAGGTTACTGTTTATTATAACAATAACCCTTTAATGATGTCAAGTGTCAAGTATTAACCGTTAGGTACGGATAAACTTACATTTTCCACTGGTCCTGATGCAACAAGCAATGCTTTATCACCTACTGCAAATTGTGAACCTGTGCCTAGAGCACCAACTACAAAGTGACGTCCTGTAATTTGACTTGCAAAGTAAGTACCACCTGCACTATCTGTACCAGTAATCTGACACTGTGCTGCTGCTAATGAACCTTGCACTACTGCGGTCAATACACAAGTTTCTGTGCCGTCTGAAGTAGTGACACGAAACTTCTTGTTACCTTTTTGGATAATTTCAGTAGTAGCATTGGCACTTCCACTTGTTACAAATGCCTGCATAATCATCTGGTTACCACTTAGGCCACTTGAACCGATTGGTAATGCAGTGTTAGCAGCCGCTACTTTTGATGTTCCGCCTACTGTTTCTGCGCTTTTAATTGGTCTTCCCATTTTGTTTCTCCTTATGAGGGTTCTATCCCACTACGCGGTTGGTATACCGCATAAATCAGTCTTAGCTGATATTGTATTTATCACAAAAATGGGAGGCCGAAGCCTCCCAAATCTGTTTGGTTCTATAATCCAACTATTAGCTGAAGCTAATGTTTGACATTGCAACCTCACCAAGATAATCACCGGCGTTACCGAGTGATGATGCGGTGTTAGATAGCTCTACATAACCATAACGTGTCATGAAGCTAACTACTGGCTCGAATGTATCTGGATCTAGTACTGTACCACTGCTCATTAGTGGAATGTATGGGCAGTAGAAAGCTGCTGCATCGGTTTCACTTCCACCTTTGTAGCCAACTAGAACTGCTTGACTGTCATTTGCATAACCGTCTACATAGATACGCATTGCGCCGTTTAGTGTACCAACGAACTTAGTGTTTGTTGGTGCTTCAAAAGTACCTTCTGTTGTACGAGCAAAAGCACTAGTGCTTGCACTCTGTAGAACTGTAAGGCCTTCTTGAGAAACAACGGCCCAGTTACCAGAACCACGTCGTGTGCGCTGAGCAATCTTGTTTGCTGTACGGTTAATTAGTACTGCAAGAGCTGCATGCTCGTCACCAACGTAAGTAGCTGTACCACTAACTGCTGCTTGGTTAAAGGTCTCTTCTGTTGCTGCTAGTGAGCGAAGTGAACCTAGAACCTCTTGGTCGATTTCAGCGGTAATTTCCTGGGCAAGTGCTGCCATGATTTCGGCTTCTACGTCGATACCATGCATGCTCTGTGCGTCCTGGGCTGCTTCAAAAGTCCAACGAGCTTGTAGCTTACGTGTTTTTGCTTCTACAGGCTGCTTGAGGATTTGGATGGAAATTTTGCTTCCGCCGCCACCTTCTTTAGCTGCTGTATTATCAGCTTTACCAGTTGTTGTAGAACCGGAATATGCTGTAGCAATTTTGAATGGGCTAAGTGCTTCATCACCAGCTGTTGTGTCTGTGTCAAAAGGTGAACTCGCTGTTGAGTTTACGCTGTCTGCATAACGAACACGTAGTGTGTGAATTTGACCTACTGGGCCCTGCATTGGTTGAACACCAACGATTTCGTTGGCGATAACTGTTGGCATTACACGTCGGATAACAGGTAAAATAACTCTGTTTAGTGTAGCCATGTTGCCTGAAGCAGTTGCACCGCTTGATGCAGCTTCAGAGAGATAACGTCGTGTGTTCTCGAGAACAGTTGACATTGCGCCGCGACGAGTTCCGTCTAGACCCTCAAGTAGAGCGTCCTTAGTTTCGTCCCAACGGCTTTCTAATAGTACGTCTGACATTTTATAGTCTCCTCTAGTACTTTATTTCAAGCCAGCTAACTTGCGGAGTTCGACGATATTACTATTGTCTGCTTCGGCAGGTGTTGCTTGTTTTTCTTCTTTGTTACCAGTAACAGCTACACGACTTTCACTAACCATTTGCTTTTCAGCTTGTGGTTTAGGTGCTTTGCCGTCTAGAACAACTGGAAGATAACGATCATAAGCAGACTTTAGTTTGCTTGTTTGAACGCTTTCAAGAAGGTCGCGCATTACTGCGCCTTTTTCTTTATTGAGTGGCTTTAAAAGATCTACCATTGCCTCTTTGCGCTCTGCGCTTTCGTTAATGGCTGCAATCTCTGTTTCTTTGCTCTCAATAATGTGTGATTTTTCAGCAGCTTCTGCTTGTGCTTTAATTAATGCTTCATCTTTCTCAGCAACCGCCTGTTGGAGGTCTTTGATTTCTTGATTTTCATTAAGATGACTTGCACTAAATTCACTAGCATATGCTTCGAAAATCTTACGGCCAAAGCTACTAGCTTTAGCTGATTCGATGTCTTCACGTAGTTGAGTGATTTCGGCGTTTAGATGGTTAGAAACTGATTCTTTAACTAGCGTAGCTGAAGTTTGTACAAACTTTTTCTTTAGTTCGTCAAACTGACTACGTGCTTCTTTAACAAGGCGTACTTTTGTTTCAACAACATCATTACGATCTTCTTGGAACTCAGTAATTTCTTTAGCAAGAGCTTCACCGATAAAGGCTTCAATTTTGCTCATATATTCGCTTTGTAATTGGCGGTCAGCTTTGAATTCATTAATTTCTTCAGCTAACTGTCCAACTAGAAACTTATCGAATGTACCACTAGTTTCTTGCATACGAGCAACAAACTTGGCACGATCTTCTGAAAGTGCTTTTTTCTCTTCTGCAAATTCAGTTAACTCTGCTGTTAAGTTATCAGTAACCATACGATCTAAGGCTTCAACCATTACACTCTTATCATGCTCATAGCGTTGAGCGAATTCCTCGCGGAGCTCTGCTCTGACCTTCTCTTTAGTTTCTGTTAACTTAGATTCCCATGCCTCAGCAATTTGAGTACGGGTTTCTTCGTTGATAAGGTCGCTATCCAATAATGGTTTGATAGCATCTAGCATTATAATCTCCTAGATCTTTAGGTCCTTAATAAGACGAACAACTTCGTCCTTAAGGTATTTCTGTACTTTACGATTGCCACTTGCTTCTTTGGCCATCTCAAATACAGTGTGCCCATTACGCATATTAAGTAATCCTTCATAGATTGCTTTAGGATATGCATTTGGAGCACTGGGTTGTGCCACAATGTCGACTGTGACAATCTCGAAACCTGTAACGTGACTAGTGGATTCGTTGACTTCACCACTTCCTCTACTACTTACGCCCAGTTTAACTCCACTTTCCAACATAGTTTTAACTAGTTGGCCCATTGGTGTGGGTAATATCTTTAATTTTCCAAAGCCGTTAGGCCCATCCATCCACATATTTTCTATCATATGGCTGACCCGATCTAAATTAATTTTTAAATCATCTGGATGATCAACTTCGCCTAGCACACTATTGCCACTTGAAACTTGATCATTGAGTTGCTTGACGGCATTGGAGATTTCAGTAACAGGGTATATACGCTTATTTGCGTTTTCTACCCCGCCCTGAATACAAATGCCTTTCATATAGAGATCCTTGCCGTCGTTGGCAGTCTCTGTTACGATTTCCGCTTGATCGAACGTAAGGGTTTCTCTAAGTAAGTTCATAAGCCCGGCCTTAAACTTTCTTCATGTCTGGTTCGGTAGTCATGTTAGCATCATCATACTTTGGAGTAGATCCGCCTGACTCTTCGCCAGTTTGTGCAGGGTGTGCTTTGGCGCCGGATGGAGCTTTTGCATTTTTTGCAACTGGTCCAGCTTTTCCGTCACCTTCTTCACTATTTGATGGTGCTGCAACTTTTTCGGTGTACTCACGTACCATTTCGTTTTCTTCAACTGATTCCATTTCTTCTTCATCAGCTTCATCGTCGTCCATGTCCATTTCTGGCTCGTCGTCCATGTCCATGTCCATGTCCATGTCCATTTCTGGCTCATCGTCGTCACCAGCCATAATTTTTTCAAATTCGGCTTTAAGTTCGTCTAATGCATCTTCGAGATCAACAACACGATCTTCCATGTCTTCGTCTTCGTCCTCAGCTTCAACTGCAAGTCCAGCTTCGTCAGATTCAATGTCGTCGATCATATCGTCTACTTGATCTCCGCCTAGCTCTTCTTCGAAATCGCTTTCATCAATTTCATCTTCTGAAACTTCTTCATCAGCATATTCTTCTAGATCTTCTAGATTTTCTTCGACTTGATCTTCATCAAGTGTTTCGTAAATTTCACGGCTCTTTTCGACGACAATCTCGTGGAAAAGTTCCTTAGCTTTATCTTCATCTTCAGAGATGATAAGCTCAATTAAGTCATTAAATTTATCGCTCATAACAATAGGGCTCCTTTGTAAGGCATTTAAGTTATTTAACTATGCACTTTATTTATGAGTGATTAAGGGGGGTTTTTGGCTCAAAAAGGTATTTTTTGTAAAATATATTACAAATTAACCAAAAATTATTAGGCAGCTTCGGCAGGAGCAGAGAATTGCTGCTTTATCTTTGAAAGATTTTCTTGATACTCAGCGATCTTTTTATCATTGAGCATACGTAACTTATTAATTTGTTCTAGTGTAAGACGTGTTTTTCTAGTATCAGTTTTTTCAGCTTTACTGTTATCAGACTTGTTGTCATGTAACTCTTTAGCATTTTCTGTTATTAAATCATTAAGTTGCATCTTTTACTCCAACACTATTTATGTTGTTGGTGCTTCTGCTGGCGCTGGAGATCCAGGTATTGGACTAGTTGTCCCAGTAGCGTCTGCTTGTCCAGCACCTGGCTCGTCACCAGTAGCTTCAGCATCAGCTGGATCGTCAGATGTATCTAAATCTGGCGGAGTAAATGTATCTAGATCTGTTTCAATACCGCCAGGAGTAATACCAACACTACGCATGTTAGGCATATCTGATTCTTGATCGTCTACGTTTTCTTCACGCCACATATTAGTATTTTCCAGCATTTCTTCTTCAGTAAGGCCTAAGAATCTTTGCATTAGGAATCGTTTACTCAAATATGGATAACCTTCAAGACTTGTAAACGTGTTAATACGTGTTCCGTCCATCTCAACTTCACGATACTTGCTAAAGTTTTGTGGCTCATTAAAGCGTAATTCAAAGCTGCTGTTGTCTAATTCAAAACCACGCCATTTAAGAAACATTTTAAATTCTCTATCAAATGTTTCAGCAACTAGTCTTTGCAGTCTTTTACAGTATTCATTAAAGCGATGCTCTTGTATTAATGCAGTTCCAACACGGCCATCATTATAACTTCCAACTCCTTCATCAGGACCTGTGGGTAAGTAGCTACTTGGTATGCGTAATCCACGATATAACTTATTTGTAAAGTACTTTAAGTCGTCAATCTCACCTAGGTTTGTGCCGCCTGGCAATGTTTCAACTTTCGATCCTCTTCCTTCCGCTGTTTGTGGAAAGAAGTAATCTTCGTTAGTACTTAATGGGTTATATGTAGTATCCATAATGTTTGACCCGCCACCTGTTTGACTCGGAATACGTCTCTGATGGATCTCATTCTTAACACGTTCTACAAAGCTCATAGCCATGTGTGCTGGCATGTTACCAACATCTACATAAAATACACGGCGCTCTGGCGCACGTTGTATACGGTAGATAATAATAGCATCTTCTAATAATTCTTTTTGCTTGTAAACTTTAAAGATATTTTCAAGTATACTGTTTCCGAAAGGCCAGTTAGCATCTAATCCTTCAGTTAAACTACAATGTACAATATGCTCTGCATCAACAGCAATCTCATTTACACTTCTATCAAAACGTCCACTTCCTGAACTTTCACTTGTGTAAATGCTACTAGGCTGAATGTATCCAGACTGTTTGTGATCACCAGTGCCATGGTAATCGTCACTGTAGTTAAGTTGTGTAGCTGTTAAATTCTGTAAGTTTGGATTAATATCTTTTACAACATACTGTTCAGGCTTTTTACCTTCACTTTCATTAACAATAACTTTGATAACTTTTGTCATCTCTACCCAGGACCATTGAAATGTTTCTGGGTCTCTAACAAACACTTGATCGCCATACTTTAGTGTATTACGAAAGATTTTAAAAACACGTTTGTTAAATTCGTTGATGTTGTTCCAGTTTGTAAGTTGCTTCTTAATAACTTCAACTTCACTTTCACTTGGATTGTCATGAAAGTGTACATCAAATGATGTTCCATTTTCAGTATTTGTTTGTGTACAAAATTCTGCTAGGATATCTACAGCGGCATTAACCTCGCTGTCTACATCCATGTTTTCATACTGAGTGTATCGTGTAATTCTGTTAGCATGACCAGTGTAAACTTCAGGCAAACTACTTGCATAGTTACTGTATTTTAAGTCAGACTGACTTTGTCCTGAGTTCACATTAGTAAGTGGACTCGTATTGTTAACAGTTTTAAAGTATTTTTTCCAACTCATATCTTATTATAACACCTTTTTAGTACTTATGCAATAGATCTACTTAAATCTTTTAATCCGTCTTGTGTATTTTGATCAGCATTAACAATTGCATCTATATTAGCAGACAAAATACTAGGCAATATCATAATAGCATCTTTTGTTTCTTGGTCAAGTACACTTGCTGTTGGGTCATGCATAATTCCACCCATGCCGTCGCCCTGTATTATTCGGTCTTTCATAGCCTGCATTTCTTTATTTAAATCTATTTGCTGAAGTTGCGCTATTTGTTGATCTATACCGCCCATAATCTGGTTAAATCCTGAAGCTGGGGATATATTTCCGTTTTGCTGTGGCGTAAAGAATTCTTGCCCTTGCTCATTTACACGGTATGTATTCCCGCCTATCACTGGGCCCCCAA